CATGCCTATACCGTGATATTTTTACATAGTCGCAAATTTGCAGCTAAATGTGACATTTCCCGGTCAATATTGATTCTAGAAACCAGTGTAACACTGAGCTGGTTTTTTTTATTGCTCAGTGTCCCTTTTATACAATTAAAATTTAAAGCAAGGCGTTAGTAGCCCAGGTAAAGAACTATCAATTGATATATAATTTGACCCCCTTACATTTCACCAGACAGTCCCTTTAACACTGAAATTCCTAACTTATCCAATAGAATATGTTATAATATTATCATAATAAGAGTAGTGTATGCTCCATATGGCTTTGCTATGCTTTTGAATTTTTCAAATTCAGATCTCTAAAGTACTGTATAGAGTATATGTTAAAATATTTCAGATGTTTTGACTGAAATAGCGAAGCAAACCCATGAGAAGCTGATGGAAGGAAAAGCCTTCTTGGACAAGGGATTTTGTTTTATGAAATTTTTTCCATAAGCCATATAATTCGGGTATACTATTATAGTCAAAATCCGATGCGTTGCTTCTCAGTTTAACCCATGTGAAGAAGAGCCTATCATCCGTGTGTTTTAAGGCAAATGCTACCATTCGATTTGTTAAATGTGAACCAGGGTCATAATACTTTGGAGGTAACGCTTGTGTAAAATAATGTGTTTCGATGATTTCATATTCATTTGATTTGAATTGTTTCAACATTATATTCACTGCCTTGTCTAATGTTTCACTATCTTTAATATCATTTATTGAAATATACTCTTCGTCTTCGTTTACGTGGTCATCTTCTACAAGTAGGTTCATTTTTATTCTACTAGATGCTTTTTTTACCCCTCTTGATTGTCCTTTATTCTCTAATCTTCGACTGTATTCATCTAGTATTTTGGGGTTTAGTTCAAATTTCGGGTGCTTATCATATTGGACTGATAATTTTGCAAAGCTATTTTTCAAGTCAAATTGTGTTACATCTTCTTCGTCCATATTATATTGCCCATCTGAACCATCTAATTTCATTACATAATGGTGCGTCAGTTCATATGCTTCATTACCCGGTTTTCTTGACCCAAATAGCTGCCAGTTGGTTTTACCTTTACTAATTCCTTCGTCTAATACCGAGTCCCAGGTGTTGATAAGAGGAAACCCCCAAATATCGGGTAATTTTTCAATCATTTTCTCACGAATTATCGTTTGCATAGTATGGTCGATTTGTAAACCAATAATCATATGAATACCATCTTTTGTTAATGAACCATCTGCTAATCTATTTACGTTAGGTTTTTCGAATATATATATCGAAAATGGCACATCAGGTTGGACTAAATAACATTCCTTAAGTTGTTCGGCATATTCGCATACCATTTCACAAACATTGTCTCTAGTATGTTGTCTAGTAGTTATATCGTGATTATATCTAAAGTCAAAGTCTACTGCCATCGGGCCACCACTTTCCAGCTGTTTTTCTGTCAAATACTCTTTACGTTTTTTAATAAAGATACTTTCGTGATATAAAGTATAAAACAGTGGTAGTTCTTCCTTGGGTATTACGTATGCACCAGCATAAATGTTTAATTCCTTATCAGGTATTCTTGTATGCGTATGAACAACTGAATCACCAACCCGTGTTCCTTCGGAACTCTTAACCGTATGCTTTGCCAAGAATTCATTTAAATCTTTATAGTGTGACGATGATATCATTGTTGCATTCATTATTGATATATATTATATCAACATTTTTCTATTTCATTTTTTTTAAAATAGAATAATCCAATGTTCCAAATGTTCCAAATGTTCCAAATGTTCCAAATGCTCCAATTTATAATAATTATATCTCGCTTATGATACGTGTGCAATTATATGTATTTTGGTTTTTGATACAAAATAGGAAATTTATATGCAAAAGGGTATAAAACGAACCCAATAATAAATATAGGAAAATGACTAGTTACATATCAAAAGAAACAATTACAAGATTGTTACGAGATGTAAAGCAAATTATTAAAAATCCGCTTACTGAAAATGGTATATACTATATTCATGATGATACGGATATACTAAAAGGATATGCTCTAATTATTGGCCCGTCTGAAACACCTTATTTTGGTGGGAATTATTTCTTCGAGTTTGAATATCCACTCGATTATCCACACAGCCCACCGAAGGTCAAATATTGGACAAATGGTAATAAAATCCGCTTTAACCCCAATTTATATACGTGTGGTAAAGTATGCGTATCACTATTAAACACTTGGCGGGGTGAACAATGGACTTCGTGTCAAAGTATTTCTACAGTCCTTTTAACTTTATGTACGTTACTTTGCAAAAATCCGCTATTAAATGAACCTGGAATAGGTAAGGGGCATCCGGATATGGCGTTTTACGATGAAATTATTGAGTATGCCAATTTAGACATAGCGGTTTGTAGTATCATTGAAAAAAAAGACGGTATTTATATGCCTTTTTTTGAAAATTTTTATTTATTTGTTAAGGAGAATTTTTTAAAGAATTATACTACATTTATAGAATTTGCTGAAAAGAAGAACGCTGATTTTAAAAATACAGCCGTTAATTTTAAAACTAGTTTTTATAGCATCAATATGAATGCTGATTATAATAAGTTGCTTGTACGCTTGAAATATGCTAATGACTTGTTGACAAAAGTTTGAATTGTATGAAGTTTCCTAGTGTTATATTTGTTTCTATTTCATAAACATCAATGTCGTTCATTTTTTTTGAAATTTTTTCAATGTCACTTGTTAAACTAAGTAAAGTATCAATTCTTTCAAAATCATCTATCGCTTTTTCAATTAATTCTTCACCATCATCATCCTGGTGTAATTGCATTCCATCTACTTTAAATTTTGCGTTGCAAGTAGCTTTCATCAGTAAAAGCATCATAGACAAATAAGCTAATATTGTCTTGTTATTCTTTAAATAATAAATGATAAACAATAACGCATATCCAATAACATATGTATCAGTGCATATATTTTTTTGTGATTCGTTCTCGTCATTTTTTATACATTCTAATAAATTATATATTTCATCTTTTTTACTAATTTTGTATTTTTCACAGAAATTATTAAAATCCATTTGAAATTTTTCCTTGTCACTTATAGATTTTATAAATACACAATGAATAAATTTATAATAAATGCTACTTTTGATATAAAAGTTTGCCAACGATGTTCTTTCCATTTTGAATAAGAGTAATATATGATTTTGGTGATATAGTACAAATGTTATCAATTCAAATCAATTTTTTTATATCTTTGGGCATTTAAGTTCGCACAAAATATCTAAAAGCGTGTAAAAGAAAATTGAAATAAATTAATAATTTAAAAGTATAAATATATAACAAAGATGCACTTCTGTTCTAACTGTTCCAACATGTATTATATTCGTATCAATAGCGATGACACGAATAAATTAGTTTATTATTGTCGCAAATGTGGTAACGAAGACAAATTACTTGCTATAGAAAATGTGTGTGTTTCAAAAACTCAAATTAAAAAATCAGAACAAACATTTAGTCATATTATTAATAAATATACCAAACTAGACCCTACTTTACCTCGAATTCATAGTGTGTTATGCCCAAATGCGAGTTGCCCTACTAATAAAGAAGGCGTACCACGAGAAATAATTTATATTAGATATGATGATAGCAATATGAAATATGTATATTTATGTTCAGAATGCGACACTGTTTGGCAAACGAACGAAACGGCGTAAACTATTTATAGAAATTTATTTGATTACAAATTTTTTAGTTTACTCTATTACTCTATTTTTAGCTTACTCTATTTTTATTTTTAAAGAAAATTGAAATAATATATTAAAAGTATCTTTAGTTAATATATTAACAATGAGTGACGACGACGAAAACAGTTATGGTTCTCGTAATTCGGATAATGAAGAAGATACTCCCATTACTTTGAAACTAAATAAAAAACCCCCTATGAAAATTGCTAGTAAAGTTGGTAACAGCGGCGACGATGATGAAATTGATGATTCAGAAGTTGATGAAATTGACACGTCAGACGACGATGACGATGAAGAAGAAGAGGAAGGCGTAGAAGACCCGCTCCTAAAAATAACTGGTGGCGCAAACGACGATGACGAGGATGACGCTATAAATGATGATGACGATGAAGACAGTGACATCGAACTAGATGAAGAGGGTGAACCTATTGTCAAAAAAAATATATCTGAAACTAAGACATCAAAAACAACTAAGCCAACTGTTAAAAAACCACAATTAATTCTAGATGATGATGATGATGATGAAAACGACGATTTTGATGACAATTATTTACAAAAATTTGACAGCGACCTTATTAAAAATTATGTAAATGATTTTCATCCGGAATGCTTAAATCATAACTATGATGAAATAAGTAAATTGACTATTGTTACTAGAAATCAAGATGGCATTATTGTAGACCCTCTACATAGAACTATTCCTTATTTAACCAAGTATGAAAAAGCGCGCGTTTTGGGACAGCGTGCCAAACAAATAGAAACAGGCGCCAAACCGTTGGTAAAAGTACCGGAAAATATTGTAGATAGTTACATTATTGCCGAATTAGAGCTAAGAGAGAAAAAAGTTCCGTTTATTATTAGACGACCTGTTCCTAGCGGCGGTTGCGAATATTGGAACCTAAAAGATTTGGAGCAAATAGCTTTTTAGAATGTTGTAGTTTTATAAATTTCCAGTTAGTTAGATAACAATTTTTTTTGTATTTTGTGTTTCTACACACCCTGCTATGTTTGTTTTAGTAATATTTTTAATTTGTGTATATGTTATTTCTACATTTTTTAAGCTTTTTAGTTTATTCGTGTTATTTTTACATAGCAATGCGCCTACTGTAACAATATAACGTAATTCTTTTTTATCAATATCATTTGGTAATTCGCATACCACGTGACAAGATGATACTCCGTTTGCGTGAAACCATAAATCGTCGACATTACCCTTATCTATGACTGCGAAATTTTCATCTTGCGTTTTGCCTATGTGAAAAGTTATTTCTCTCTTTATGGACTGTATAAATATTGTTTCGGTTTTCATTTCAATGTGTTTATAAAATATAGTGTTACTTTTAGGCTAATTTATAAAAATAAATCAATTTTATTGTATATTTTTCAGCTATTGTAAAATTATAACCAAATGTAAACCATTTAAAATTTTACTACGAATAAACACTAACTATGTCTGACACCAATATACATGACCAAATTGCCGAAACGTTAACAAGTATTATAAAAAAGGGAAATATTTTTGAAAAAATTAAGAAAATAGAAAATTTAGTCTTTGGGTGCGCTATATTGGTTACAATA